AGATTTGTTCGGAGTGTGGCACTCCATATGAACGGGAAATGGTCACTGTTGAGGTTCCTGAACGGGAAACTAGAGACAATATGGTAGGTGTTATACCAAAAAGAGACAAAACCAGCCGTATGAATAGCAAAGATATGAAGTCACTGGTACAGGAAGATAAAGGGTTTACGAAAAATTGTTCGTGTTCAGGTCACCAAACTTCTGCTGGTCGGGTGCTGGATCCATTTGGAGGGTCAGGCACAACTGCACTGGTAGCTGATCGACATAAAAGAGATGCTACAATCATAGAGCTAAATCAAAAATACGTTGATATAGCTGAAACAAGGCTTGGTTCTGATGCACCATTGTTTACACAAATTAAAAGGGAGGTTGTAAATGAAAGCTAAAGGAAAGACCTGTTGCAACTGCAACGAAGAAATTGTTCGGGGTATGGCATTCCCGTTAATGGAAAAAAGCATATGTATGAGTTGCTTCGTTCACTTTGGACTGGCACAAAAAATGGACATCAGTATGTTACATTACCAAAATTGTTCGAAGGAACACTGTTTTGACTGTGAATATGCCTTTATAAAAGCACTATGGGCATTGGACTATAAACAGACACAAATGGGCAACTGGTACAGGAGGACTCCAGACCCGAAAATTGTTCGGATTTATGATGATTTACTTACCAACATACCAACTTACTCGGTAAGTAGATTAGAGGGTAAGTTGTAAGTTGTTGATTTTACTGGATAAAATGAGGTTACTTACACTGGTTACCAAAGGGCTTGGTAAGTATTTTATGCCCTGTAAGTCATTGATTTTATTGAAACTTACCAACTTACCGAACTTCCCCCCCTATAGGGGGTATAGGGGGGTGGTAAGTAACCACCACCCCCTATCCCAAATAACGTAACGACAAGGAGTAAAAGCTAATGCCCAAAGTAGGCGAAAATTTACCACAAGAACAAAGATCAAAAGGGCTGAAAAGATTAACCCAGAAACAACAAGCTTTTCTGGACAACTTTATGCACAAGGATATGACACAGACTAACGCAGCTCGGCAAGCTGGTTACAGTAATCCGTCAGTAGATGCAGTTAGGTTGCTTCGTAACGAAGTCGTGCAGGAACGATTTCAAGAGATGCAGGAGGAGAATCGAAGTCGGTTCGGGGTAACGATAGATAAGTCTGTTCGGGATCTTCTGAAGATCCGTAACGAGGCTTGGGAGTCAGGAAAGTTTGGTGAGGCTATTCGGGCTGAAGAACTCCGTTTAAAGGCTACTGGATTGCTTGTAAACAAGGCTCATGTACTACATGAGAAAGTAGATAGCATGACGAAGGAAGAAATACTGGCTGAACTACAGAATCTGCAACAAAAAGCACAGGATCGGATGAAAAAAGCCAACGTCACCCACATACACCCAAAGAAGATAGGCAAAAGTAGTTAAATATGGGTATATATGGGTCTGCACTTGCCGTGGTCAGGCACGGAGACACCGAACAATTTCTATAGAACGGGACTGGACAGCATCGGGATTGGGATCGGGATGCGTATAATTGTTCGGAGTCGTGCTGCTAATCGGGATCGGATCGGGGGTGGATCGGGCTTCCATCGGGCTACTGTTTGGCTTCCAGCAACGGGTTCGGGTTATGGTTCTGATCGGGTCAGGGCGAATCGGGCTGCGCAACTTCCCGCCCAGACCTGAATACTCACAATTGTTCGTACTCACGCACGGGTGAGTCTGGCGCGCCGTCCAGCCCTGACTCCGAACAATTGTTCGAAGTATTCCCGTTTATGGCAGCAGGAGTTCCTGTAAAAAAAATTAATAAAAGTTAATATTAACTGTTGACGGTATGTAATCATTACTATATATTATATGTATTAATCAGCCAATGGAGAGAAAAATGATTATACAAAGAGTAAACGAGCATGAGTTTATAGATGCTTTTAGAAGTTCAGATACATATAAGAATAATTTTTCATATGACGGACTTAAAGCCCTTTATGAATACTTTGAGGAAGTAGCAGAGTGCAACGACTCAGGAACTTTCGAGCTTGACGTTGTAGCTATCTGTTGTGACTTCACAGAGTATAACAGTTTGAAAGAGTGGAAAGAAAACTATTCACATATGAAGGACGTGAACTTTATTCATGGTTGCGAGCCTGACAGTGTGGATTATTATACCACAGTAATAGAAGTTGGTGATAAGTGGAAAGGTGAAGAGTTGCACAAAACAGCACCATTCATAATACAAAACTTCTAATCGGGCAACTTGCCCAACTAAAATCGGAATCGGGGTAACCTGCTTCCGATTTTTTTTGTGCTGGTTCTGGCTGGTGCTTCTACTGGTAAAGGTTAAGTCCGAACAATTGTTCGGACTCATACAGGAGGCAAAAAAAAGAGCCGAGATGGAAAGGATTCTCGACTCTTTTTTCATGCTCTCACATTAACTGGGGGAGTTGCTATTTTTGGTCTGTGAACCCCCTACCCCGAACTTTCGACCTTTTGTGTTGTGATGGGATACTGTAAACCATTACTGTCTTGCCATCACTTTTATATATATAGCAATCATTACAATTAATGTCAACACCTAAATTAAAAAAAAATAAAAAAAAATTAAAAAAAAGTGCTTGACTTATATTATGTAATGATTACTATATAAATATATTTAATCAGCCAAAGGAGATAAACATGGCAAATTACTGTTTTACAGATGTCCCTGAAGAGGACAACAAGTTTAGGGTAGCAAAGATCGTTGAGAACGTATCAGGTTATTACCCACTTACTAAAGCAAACCCCAATGATCCACATGAGATCGATAAGTATGTTGGTGACGAGAATCACGTCAGAGCAGTTGTCGATACGATGAACAAGCATCTTGGAGTGGATAAGGATAGAGAATGGGAAATTAAGTTCTCTACCATGCACGTTATAAATGGAGGTGCAAATGGATAGTTGGGAGATAGCATTGGCAGTAGTTCAAACTATTATCTTTTGGGCAGTGCTTTGTGCAGTTGTTATAATCGTACCATTTTAAGGAGGGAGGAGCTGAAGCTGGGTTAGAAGCCCAGCTTCTTTTTTATCCTGTAACCGAACAATTGTTCGTACTCCTGAAGCCCGATTCAGGCTGTAAAAAAAATAAAAAAACTTCTTGACTAATGTAGCAATCAATACTATATATATATTAAATCAATTTCAGCCAAAGGAGATACACATGAAAAGGATTTATATAGCTTACGGAGCTAATACAAATAGAGAGGCAATGAGACGAAGGTGTCCAAATGCCAAGCAGATTGGGGTTGGCTTCATTGAAGGACAAAGGTTTAAGTTCAACAATGTAGCAGACGTAGTGCCACACGATGGAGCTAGGTATAAGAATGCACCAGCAGTTGCTTGGGAAATTACACCTGCTTGTGAGAAAGCTCTTGATAGATTCGAGGGGTTTCCAAGTTTATACAGAAAAGAGTTCGTCACTTTCAGAGAGACAAGAGGGCGAGCTGAGTATCAAGGTTTCATCTATAAGATGAACTATACTGGATTCCACACACCGAATCCAATGTACGTTGATGGTATCAGAACTGGACTTAAAGGTTTCTTTGATGCTGGTTACTGGGATCGTATCGATGACTCAATCAATTCTGCAATCATAGAGAGTTTCAGAATGGAAGAGATCGGTAGCCCGTTGACGAACAAACGGATCGGTGGTTCTCAGTGGAGATAGTTGTCTCCTAGGCAAAAGCCCAGCTTCTCGGAGCTGGGTTTTTTTCTGGTGTCGGGGCGAACAATTGTTCGTGTTCATCGGGCATCGGGCTGGTTCGCCGTTCACCTCAAAGGGTAAAAAAATCCTCATATTTATAAAGGGTAAATAGGAAAAAAAAATTTTTTTTATTTTTTAAAAAATGTAATAAAATCAAATACTTAGATCGCAGCTTAAAAAAAAATTAAATTATTTTATTTAAATATATTGCAATCATTACATAAAAAGATTATATATATACTATATTATGCAAAGTTAAATTTTAAAATGGAAAGGTTAAAAACAATGCTTAATCAAATACAAAAATTATTTCAAAACATTGGTGATAATTCTAGAATTGCTTTTGGACCTGAGGTCGAATTTATGTCTAGGTCTCATGGATCAAATGCTCATTATCACTTAAACAGAATTAACAATATTGCAGGTCTTAAATTTAAGCCTGATGGATCACGTGCAGATTGCGAGGAAGATTTACCTGCATTAGCAGATTGTAATGTTGCATGGGATTATTTAAAAGATTGCATGGAATTTGCATCTGCTAATAGTGGATATTGTAATACTGATTGCTCTGTTCATGTTCATTTTTCAACCATGCCAATATTGCCAAGTTTAACAAATGAGCAATTTACTAGGAAAAGTATTGAAATGAAAAATCAATACAACTCTAGTAATTATGATCATTACCTTGAAGATCCTGCAATAAGATCTCAATTGTTCGATGTCAGCAATAATCACCAAATACCATTAGAGGTAATTAGAGATATTGGATATAGAATAGCAAATCATATTGATTATTACGGCAGTCTTATTGCTAGGTCTAGACGTGATGCTTATTTCTGTCGTTATCCTGCATCTGCTGAGACTGTAAAACGTGCTAATTGTACTGTTGAAGATCTTAGACGTGCATTAAATCCAAGTGGTAATAGTTATAAATATTCAGCTCTTAATATTAATAAATATCATTCCACTAGAACAATTGAGAATAGGTCTCATGGTGCAACATTAGAATATAAAAAGATTAAAACATGGTTTAAGTTTAACAGTAATTTAATCTTGAATAGCCTTGTAGCACGTTTTAAAGCTCATACAACGATGCAAGAGATTTATAGTCCTAGTTATATAGGAAGATCTGCAAATACTCTTAAATCGCAGGTATGGGATTATTGTAGAGGTCAAGCTAGATCAACAAGGGATATTATGTCTCATGTAGGGATTAACAATCCACAATCTGTTAGACGTACAATTAGCGAAATTAGATCTATTGATCATTATAAACCTTTTATAGTTACACATAATCAGCAGGAATTTAACGTGGATTATGGTAGGTCTCTTGATCATGGTGATAATGGTTATGAGGTTTTAATATCTAAGAATATTGAAACAGTAACAGACGATTTAGATTTTAATGATAATCAAATAACAGAATTATCAGCAGGTCTTGACGATCAAACAATTGCAGATCTTAATGAAAGAATTAGGCAACTAGCTTAATTCTTTAAATCAAAAATTAAAAATAGCCTGCTAATTTAGCAGGTTATTTTTTTTGCCTAAGTCATTGTTTTTATTATATAAATCGGGCATGGTATACCATAGTCCCCACCAAAAATTATATAATTTTGCAAAAAAATCTGTACACCAAGTTCACCTCAAACGACCCCCATGTGTTTGAAACACGACCCCAAAAAAATTTTATAAAAAAATTCTTGCACTTTTGTGCAAAGATTACTATATATAGTATGAAATGAGGTAAAAATGACAACATATAGATTACGACTCGCTGAGATAAGTGAGTTTAGGGTCAAAGATACCGACCATTTACTGCAAGAGATAGCATCTGTGTTGGTGTGCAAGGGTATGGAGACTCCTGCAATGTTAAAACGCATAGCCAATGCCTGTTGTGACTGGAATGGTTTACCATATCGTTACAGTGACAAAGACGAATTGCTTGCAGACATGATAAAAAACAAAGTTTTGGTTAACATGAACGAAAGGAAAGCCAATGAAACGAACTGATTATGGGTACGCAGACCTGACAAAGAGTGAAGTTTACGATTTTCGTAAAGCTTTGAACCTGAGTCAGGCAAAATTATCCAAAAAATTAGGATTAAGTCTAAGAACGTGGTGTCATTACGAGTATGGCACACAAAGAATGCCAGTATCTGTGCATATGGCACTACAACATTTGCAAAATGGAGGTGGTGAAGCAGAAAAAGTACATGAAAATGTAAAAAAACATCAAGAACCACTGACAAAATACGACATGGACAGAATTTCTAGGCTAAGAAAGTCCATGAAAGACGTTTTGACATCCGTCACGACAAGCTTAGAGCCTGTACCAGCTAAGATTATAGCTCAAAGTGAGAAAGAGATGGGCTTCCTGTTGTCAAAAATAAATAATTGATATACTATCTCTACAGAAACTAGTTTTTTGTGGAGAGATACATGGCAAACGGACCTCTTGGAGGATTTATGCCGACCCCACCATCACCAGGTCAACCACCACAGGTGAAATTGGAGACATCGGCTGAAAGCAGAGGCAATTTCAACAAATTTTTAGGAACACTGCCAAAAAATGGAGCTATAGCTCCCTTGCAGACAGGAGTTATGCAATCCTCCACAGCTCCTGTCTCCCCTATGACAAGCAATGTGAACATTTTTCAACCACAGATGTCACAGATGACTCCTATGCCGATGATGCCACCAGCACAACCAGTGCAACAGATGTTTGATGGTGGTGAGGTTGATAGTTTTGTTGATAGTTTTGATGATCAACAATCATTTGTTGATGATGATCCAGTAGCTGGATTTGATTTTAACGAGGACACTGGTAGCTTTGATGTAGTAAGTGCGCCAGATGTTTCTGAAAGTGAGCAGCAACAAAACATACAAGATTCACAG